TTCTTTTTCATGTGGCTGATGGTCTCTGGCCTGGCCGAGTCGGCCACGATGGGCCACTTCTCGGCCTCGGGCACGGTCATGAACAGCTCAGGGGTATTCACGATCTCGCAGCCGACCATGTAGGCCTCGTAGTCGATGTAAAGCGTGCGGCCAATGATGTGGCAGCGCACCAGTGTGGTCGGATCGACGGCAAAGCCCCAGTCAGCGCCGAGGCGGTGGATGGCGTCTGGCGGTGCCTCGAAGTCCTCGACGCGCCAGTTCTTGAACACTCGGCTGCTGCTGTTGGTCAGGTACTGGCCCATCCAGACATGGCTGTACTTGTCGGGATCGCGCCGCTTGTCGTACTCCATCTCGTCGCGCAGGACGTCTGGGAACCACGGGTTGTCTGTGAAGTTGACCTTCAGGACGGTAGCATCTTTGGGCGGTGTCGGGCCTCGAAGCAGGAAGTCCACCGGATCGGACTGATCGCGTGGGTTCCAGGTGAACCACAGCTCGGAGCCTGGCTTGCGGATCGTGGGCCGAAGCAGGTCAAGGCTGGTCTGGCTCAGGCTCTGGGCCTCCTCCACCCAGGCGCAGTCATACCCCTCCAGCGACTTGATCGAGTCGGCTGTGTGGTTCTGCATACCTTGGAAGATGATCGCGCCATCGGCCTTCTTGGACTTGATGACGACATCCTGCACCTCGAAGTAAGCGCCAGCGTTCATGTCCTGGATTTTGGTTTCCAGCAGGCGCTTGACGGACTGGTTCAGGGACTTCTGGATTTCACGGACGCAGACGCTTCTGCGCTTCTGATCCATGATGTGGGCCTCGATCATCAGCTCGGCAAACATGTGCGACTTGCCCGAGCCTCGGCCACCCCATGCGCCTTTGTAGCGGCTGGCCTCCAGCAAGGGTAGCGCCCATTCTGGGGTCTGGAGCTGCAGGACGCTCATGTCTTGACAATCACGCGCTTGATTTCCCTGAACTCCAGCGGTGCACCATCAGCTCCGGTCACCTCGTGCTTCTGGGTCTCGGCCCAGCGCATCTGGGTTTTGCTCCACCAGATCGCCGCAGTGGTATCGCCTGCCATCACCTTTTGAAACAGCGTCTTGCCGACCTGCCCGTTGGCCTTGGCCTTGCCTGAGACCAGCTCCTGGGCAAAGTGGGCGCGGAGGGTATCAACGTGGATGCCATCACGCACCAGGACTGCAATCTGCTCAATGGGCAGACCGTAGCCACTTAGGGCTTCTACCTGTTTGCGCTCGGCTGCAGTCGGCTCGAAGGCTGGTCGGCCAGCGCCTGGTTGCGCTCCACCACCGTTCGGATAGCGTGCGCCACCCTTCTTCCCTTTTGTTTGAGTTGGTTTTTCTTCAGTGGCTTGTTTCTTGCTTGACATTTTTAACCTCCGCGAAAGGTTGTCCGGTTTCTGCGTGAACTGCGATTTTGCCTGTGAAGTCCTGCCAGCGCTTCACAATCACATCGCAATACTTCGGATCGAGCTCCATGATTCGAGCGACGCGCCCGTTCTTCTCGGCTGCGATCAGGGGGGTTCCGGAGCCGCCGAAGCTGTCCAGGACTTGGTCGCCGCCCTTGGTGTTGTTCAGGAGCTGGTACTCGAACAGGGCCACGGGCTTCATGGTCGGGTGCTCACCGTTGCGGGTTGGCTTCTCGAACTCAAGGATGGTGGTCTGCTTTCGGTCGGCTGCCCAAAGGTGGCCTGCTCCCTCTTTCCAGCCGTACAGGCATGGCTCGTGCTTCCAGTGGTAGTCCTGTCGACCCATGACCATGCTGGACTTCTTCCAAATCAGGCACTGGCGAACTTTCCAGCCTGCGTCCTGGGCAGCGCCTCGGAAGTTGTAGCCCTCGGAGTCTGCGTGCCAGATGTAAAACACAGCGCCGGGCTTCATGACCGTATCGGCTGCGGTGTAAGCATCGCGCAAGAACTGGCGGAACTGGTCGTCGCCCATCTCGTCGTTCTTGATCGTCAGGGCTTCCTTGGTCTTGCCCTCATAGGCCACGTTGTAAGGTGGGTCGGTCAGCCACATGTCCACCAGCTGGCCGTCGGTTAGTTTAGCCAAGTCGTCCATGCTGGTGCTGTCGCCACACAGGAGGCGGTGCTTTCCCATAATCCAAACGTCACCGGGCACTGTCGTTGCGTTTTCCTGGACTGCCGGCGCATCGTCCGGGTCGGTTAAGCCAGGTTCTATCTGCTCAGGCATCAGAGCCGCGATCTCATTAGCTGTGAATCCAGTCAGATCGAGGTCAAAGCCAAGATCACCAATCTCGCCCAGCTCGAGCGCCAGCATCTCGTTGTCCCAGCCTGCGTTCATTGCCAACTTGTTGTCAGCCAGCACGTAGGCACGCTTTTTGGCATCGCTCCAGCCCTTTGCCACCATTACGGGCACTTCTGTCATCTTCAACTTCTGTGCCGCCAGTGTGCGGCCATGCCCTGCAATGATGCTGCCCTGCTCATCCACCAGGACTGGAGTTGTCCAGCCCCATTCCTTGATGCTGGCCGCGAGCTGGCTGATCTGCTCGTCGGAATGGGTGCGTGCATTGCGTGCATAGGGCACCAGCTTGTCGATGCTCCAGCGTTCCACCTTGTCTGCTGGATTGTGTGTTTTCGTGGTCATGCTGCATTGTCCTTCAGAATTTGCTGCCGTGCCATCTTCATTGCATCCTTGAGGTCAATCCTGAGCTGCTCGTTGGCCTCCTGCTCGGCCAGCAGTGCAGCGTAGCAGTCCTGGCAAAAGCGCACCAGGTTGTCGCGCTCCCAGGTTGCGAAGTTTGGTTGGTCGGTTGGTTGTGTCATGTTCTGGTGCTCATGTTTGGAGTTACAAGATCATGCCATTTGCGATGGCATGCTCGGCAAAGATAACCAACGGGCCATTGGTCTGCTTCAATGCCAAATAAATATTGTGGTGCCCAGTGGTGCAATTCACCTTCATTTGCATCGCAGACTTCGCATTTAATTTGAATTTGTCGTTTCTCAATATATTCTGCTGTTCTTGTTTTCACATATTGCAGAGGCCCATTTGTTCTAGCATATTCTTGTGCAATGCTTTTCTTCACATATTTTGCGAATACCTCACCGCATGCTTTGCAGTAGATCGGATAGACAGTCGCACCTGATGAGATGTTGGTGATTCCGATCTCAAGTTGATCTGACTCGCAGGTCTTGCACTTATCCACAGGTTGTTCCTTTCAAGGTTAAAAATCGCACATCGTGGCTGGGACAATGGGACACACCCTAAAGGTGTGTGTCCTGTCCTGTCCCAGGCTGCCTCGCCTTGTCCTCGGGACATTTGTCCCAGTTTGTCCCATCTTGTCCCATTTGTCCCACCCTACTTTTCAGTCCTTCGGACCATCAGAGTTGCTGCAGTGGCGTTGTCAGAAACCACCCACCCATGCTCATGCGCAACAATAATCTGAGCGTTTAGCAGGTTATAAATTAACCTGCCTTTTTTGCTTTCCTGAGCGTAAGTTTTTGCTGTCGATTCTGTCAGTCCTTCGTTTGTCGTAAGATATTGAAGCAGTGCGCTGCGCGAAAGATAAGGCATTTTGTTTCGGTCTTCAGCGCCAGCATGCCACCAAGCATTTGTAAATTTCCGAATATCTTTTTGAATCTCGGATTCTTTTTTCGGTTTTTGCTCAGGCGCATTTTCTTCAATCACAAATACTGCGCCTTTTATTTCCTCACCATCCTCATCAATCCAGCCCAGCGGCACCGTCTCCAGCTTGCCAAAGAACGGATTCGGAGGCTCTGCGTCCTTCATTTTGGTGCAGGAAATCTCGATGCTGTTGTCGTTCTTGGAGACCAGGATCGATGCGTCCAGTGAGGCCTTCCAGGCGCTGGAGCCTCGGGCTCGCTGCTTAGACTCGGCTGCATGCCCAGTGTGGTGATTGAGGCACACACTGGCGCTCAGTGCTCGGGCCACGATGTTGCAGGCGTTGAGCATGTTTCGGGTGTCCTTGGCGCTGTTCTCATCCCCAGACATGTGATTATTTACAGTGTCGATGAAGATTGCCACCGCAGCGTCCTGGGTGATCTCACGCACTGCGTTGATGATCTGAGCCGCAGCGGCTGGGCTGTCGATGTCGATGGCCTTGTTCGAGATCAGCAGGTTGTCCAGATTCTGGACACCGTTGGCCTTACACCAGGCTGTGACGCGCTGACGCAGACCATAGTTGCCCTCACCTGCCATGTAGACCACCAAGCCTGCCTTGGTCTTATGACCATGCCACTGCAAGCCTGCCGCAATGTTGCAGGCCATGTCCAGTGTGATGAAGGTCTTGCCAGAGCCTGACTCACCGTAGACCATGCTTACGCCACTGTCTGGAATCCATCCCTTGATGATCCAGCGTAGTGGGGCTGGCTGCCCAAGGTAGGAGGTGGCTCGGGTAAAGAAATATTCTTGCGTCTCAGCCTGGGCCGCAGCAAGGATGAAGTCGGCAGATTCTGAGCCAATGCCGGTGGCCGCAGCCACATCGCTTTCTGGTTCATACCTTCCAACTGACTTGACGATCTGCGCCAGCTCGGAAGATGGCAATGGAATCTCGCAGCGGGTCTCGTTGGCGATGGCCAGAGCTGCCATGATCTCGGCCTCGGTCATGCCGTAGCGCCGCATTGCGCCGCCCAGGGCTGTCAAGCCGTTGTTTCTGCTGCCCTGGATAAGACCGCCACCAGTGTTGGCCTGCTGGCGCTCTGCAGGTTTGCGCATGGCGCTGTAGGCCTTCATCCATGTCGTCGGAACTGTGAATGGAGCCACGCCATCAAACGGATCGCTTGTGGCTTCCCACTCGTATCTGCGTCCTTCAATAGTGCTTGGGAATGCCACAAAGTAGCGCCCATCGGCCAGCAGATCGACACCTTCAGTGAGCTTGCACGATCTGATTTCTGGGATGTAATCGGCAATGTGATGGAAGCCTCCACCGGCTGTCATCTGCATTGCGCCATCTGGCACACGGCCATGATTGTCTGTCCAGACTGACCAGGATTCTTCGCCGCCATTGCGCGGGTCAATGTCAAAGACGATGATGCCTGAACGCTCGCCTGCGGCAATGCCGATGTTGAAGTCTGGATTCTGTGCCCACCAGCGGGTAATCTGCTCTGGGTCTGTGGTGGCATCCTTCACCCCATGCTGGGTGGCTGGAACTTTCCCATTTGGAACCACCGGCAAGACATGCCAGCCCCATGATGCATAGGTCAGTGCTGCTTCAGCTTTGCTGGTCATTGCTCCGGCCTTCCAAGTAGGTGGACAGAGCCAGCATGACCTTGTAGGTCGGATTGGCATCAGGGTTGTCGCGCACCTCTCGGATGGTGTTGTAGTGCAGCCCAGTGGCCTCGGCTACTTTGACCGGCATGCGGTCAGATAGGGCATTTCGTATCTGCTCCAAGCTCATCATTTTGGGTTTCCTGTAAAAAAAATTTGTCGAGACGTTGACATCCTACATTTTTTCGGAGTATAGTGCAAGCACACCACAAACAGATTCCCTGAAAGTGGTGCAAACCAAGAAGGAGTGCCAACATGGCAATCAACGTGAAGACCACCGGCAGCCTGGCTGCCAACGGTGTGAAAGTCCTGGTCTATGGCCAGGCAGGGGCTGGAAAGACCAGCCTCATCAAGACGCTGCCCAGCCCCATTGTGCTGTCGGCAGAAGGTGGCCTGCTGTCCATCCAGGACGCCGACCTGCCGTTCATTGAGATCACCTCAATGACCGAGCTGCAGGAGGCATACACCTGGCTGACCAGCAGCGAGGAGGCCAAGGCCTACAAATCGGTGGCACTGGACAGCATCAGCGAGATTGCTGAGGTCTGCCTGAACACTGAGAAAAAAGCCACCAAAGACCCGAGGCAGGCATATGGTGCGATGCAGGAGCAGATGGCCGACATCATTCGTGCCTTCCGCGATCTGCCTGGCCGCCATGTGTACATGAGCGCCAAGCTGGAAAAGACGCAGGATGAGATGGGACGGGTTCTGTACTCTCCCTCGATGCCTGGCAACAAGACCGGACAGGCACTGCCCTATTTCTTCGATGAGGTGCTGGCCCTGCGTGTTGAGAAGGATGGTGATGGCAATACCCAGCGTGCGCTGATGTGCGACAGCGATGGCCTCTGGCTGGCCAAGGATCGCAGCGGCAAGCTGGACGCCTGGGAGGCACCGGACCTGAGCGCAGTCATTGCCAAGATTGGGGGCAAAGCATGATGAACCCCGACCTGAAAGCACTCAGCGCAGACTGGCTGCGCTACAAGGCCGAAGAAGGCAATGCCACGACTGAGCGCCGCAAGATCGAGGACAAGATCGTCAAGTTGCTGGCCTTGGCTGAGAACTTCGAGGGAACTGAGACTGCAGAGCCAGATGGCTTTGTGGTCAAGATCGCTGGCCGCATTGACCGCAAGGTCGATAGCGACAAGCTGCAAGAGCTGGCCGCCGAGCATGGCCTGACCGAACATCTGGCACGGCTGTTTCGCTGGACGCCAGAGATCAACATGGCTCTCTGGAAGGCTGCAGACGAGACCATCACTCGCCCATTGGCAGACGCAATCACGGCTAAGGCTAGCCGCCCATCTTTCAAAATCACCATCAAGGAGTAATCATCATGGCTTTTCTAGGACAAACTTTTGACGCAAACGAACTGCCGCAAGGCAATGGCGGAAGCTATGCACCGCTGCCTGAAGGAAACTACAACGCCACCATCACGCAGGCCGAGCTGAAGGACACCAACGATGGCACTGGCCAGTACATCAAGATTCGCCTGGACATAACAGGCCCAAGCCATCAGGGCCGAGTGGTGTTCTCAAACTTGAACATCAAGAACGCCAACGCGAAGGCCGAGGAGATTGGCCGCCAGCAACTGGGGGACATCATGCGAGCGATTGGCTTGTCGAAAGTGACTGACACCGACCAGTTGATCGGCAGTAGTGTCAACATCAAGCTGGCGATTCGTGCCGCACGCACGGATGAAAAAACCGGCAAGACCTACGAGGCCAGCAATGATGTCAAGGGCTATCGCGCAATCAATGGCGGAGCAGCCCCAGCATTCAAGCCAGCCGCACCAGCAGCAGCACCTGCTGCCCAGGCAGCACCGGCCAAGGCAGCACCGCCCTGGCTGAAGAAGTAAGCAAGAAAAAGCCCCAGGAACCGTGAGGCACCTGGGGCAATGTGGCAACTACAGGAAGGAGATGGATACCATGAAGATACCCGAAGCAAATCATAGCATCCAGGGGTTGATTGACAAAGCACATGAGGCCAAGGCCGAGGTGCCCAGGCCGCACATGGGTTGCAGCCAGCTCGGCCATGTGTGTGACAGGTGGCTGTGGCTGAGCTTTCGCTGGGCTGTGCAGCCGACATTTCCTGGCCGAGTCCTGCGCCTGTTTAGGCGTGGCCAGATGGAGGAAGCCACCATCGTTTCAGACCTGCGAGCCATCGGCATGGACGTGCGCAGCACAGGCAGCGTACAGAGCCGTGTTGACCTTGGCTGCCATGTGTCAGGCAGCCTGGACGCCATCATCGAGTCAGGAGTGCCTGAAGCGCCGAAGAAGCGCCATGTGGCCGAGTTCAAGACGCACAGCAAGAAGTCATTTGATGACCTGATGAAAGAAGGCGTCGAGAAGTCAAAGCCCGAGCATTTTGTCCAGATGCAGCTCTACATGCACGGCACCAAGATCGACCGTGCTTTTTATCTGGCAGTCTGCAAGGACGATGACCGCATCCACACCGAGCGAGTGCGTTACGACAAGGAGGTGGCCGAGAAGTACATCCAGCGAGGCCACAGGCTGGCCACAGATGATCGGATGCCGCCGCCAATCAGCACAGACCCAAGCTGGTATCAGTGCAAGTTCTGCGATGCGCACGAATTCTGTCACAGCACCAAGACCACCAAGCATGTGAACTGCCGCACCTGTGCGCACAGCACGGCCACCAAGGCCAGCGAATGGCACTGCGCCAAGTGGGATGCTGTGATTCCAGTGGATGCCCAGCGCACGGGCTGTGAAGGCCATGTCCTACATCCTGATCTGGTGGCCTGGCAACGCAAGGACGGGCCTGACGAGTGGACGGCTGTGTATGAGATCAATGGCACGAATGTGGCCAACGGAGACCCTGAGCAAGAAGGCGTGTTCAGCTCCAAGGAGCTGCTGGCCAATGCTGCTGCCTGTGCTGACAAGGGCTGGACGCAGCTGCATGATCTGCGCAAGCAGTTTGGTGGGAGGATTGTGGGATGAACAGAGAAGACATCATCAAGATGGCGCGGGAGGCTGGTTTTGAAGGAATGACAGGACACCCGGTACTTGAACGTTTCGCCGTCCTTGTCGCCGCAGCAGAGCGCGAGGCGTGTGCAGCAGTCGCAAGGCAATGGGACGCCGATCACCCAGCGTCGAACTACGGCGGGTGCATTGCAAACCTGATCGAAGCAAGGGGGCAAGATGCTGCGTGACTACCAACAGCGAACCATCGAACAGCTTTATGCCTGGTTCGAGGCAGGCCATGCAGGCAACCCTTGCCTGGTGCTGCCCACCGGATCGGGCAAGAGCCACATCGTGGCTGCGCTGTGTAAGGACGCACTGCAGAACTGGCCCGAAACCCGTGTGCTGATGCTGACCCATGTCAAGGAGCTGATCGAGCAAAATGCAGAGAAGATGCGCCAGCATTGGCCAGGTGCGCCGATGGGCATCTACAGCGCCAGCATCGGCAAGAAGCAGCTCGGTGAGCCGATCACCTTTGCTGGCATCCAGTCGGTGCGCAGCAAGGCCAAGGAGCTGGGCCATATCGATCTGGTCATCATTGACGAGTGCCACCTGGTCAATCACAAGGACGAGGGTGGATACCGCAAGCTGCTGGCCGAGTTGAAGGCAATCAACCCGAGCCTGCGGGTGATTGGTCTCACGGCCACGCCTTATCGCCTGGGGCACGGCTTGATAACCGACAAGCCTGCGTTGTTCGATGACCTGATTGAGCCGGTCAGCATCGAGGAGCTGGTCTTCAAGGGATACCTAGCCACGCTGCGCAGCAAGGTCACCAGGGCCAAGCTGGATGTGACTGGCGTGCACAAGCGTGGGGGCGAGTTCATTGAGGCCGAGCTGCAGGCAGCCGTTGACACCGACGACAACAATCAGCGGGTGGTGCGCGAGGTCATTGAGCTGGCAGGAGAGCGCAAGGCCTGGCTGGTGTTCTGCACAGGCGTCAAACACGCGCAGCATGTAGCCGAAGTCCTACGCCAGCAAGGCGTGACCGCTGAGTGCGTGACGGGTGAAACGCCGAAGAAGGAACGCGAGCGAATGCTGACAGAGTTCAAGGCTGGCCGCCTACGCGCCCTGACCAATGCCAACGTGCTGACCACTGGGTTCGACTACCCTGACATCGACCTGATCGCCATGCTGCGCCCGACCATGAGCGCCAGCCTGTATGTCCAGATGGCAGGCCGAGGCATGAGGGTCAAGAGCCACACCGATCACTGCTTGGTGCTGGACTTCGCTGGGGTGGTGGCCACGCATGGTCCGATTACCGCAGTGCAGCCGCCCAAGAAGGCAGGCGATGGCAACGGAGAAGCGCCGGTCAAGGTCTGCGACAACTGCGGTGAGCTGTGTGCCATCTCGGTGGCTGTCTGCCCTGCCTGCCTGCATCCATTCCCTGAGCCTGAGCGCAAGAAGCTGGAGCTGCGCAACGACGACATCATGGGCCTGGAAGGCAAAGACCTTGAGGTGACGAGCTGGAACTGGCGCAGGCACATCAGCAAGGCCAGCGGCAAAGAGATGCTGTCCTGCACCTACTATGGCAGCCTGTCCGACAAGCCCATCACCGAATACCTGCCGGTGCTGCACGATGGCTATGCTGGAGAGCGTGCGATGCAGCAGCTCTTCAAGATGGCCAACTCATCAGGAGCGCATCTGGCCGAGGCCGAGCGCATGGGCGATAGCGAAGGGCTGGAATACCTGGCAGTGCAGATGAGCAATAGCCAGCCGCCAAAGGCCATCGAGTACAAAATGGACGGGAAGTTTCACCGTGTTTTGAAGAGGAGTTGGACATGACCACCAGACCACCAGAGCCACAATTCCTACTTGATTACCGCCAGTGGCTGCAATCTGGGCCGCCGAAATGCTGCCACACCTGCGAGTATTTCAGCCAGGAAGGCCACTGCTCGGTCTTTGACATGAGACCGCCAGGCGAGTTTGCTGACGAGGTGAATGCCTGCGACAAATGGGAGTTTGCATGTCCGTTTTAATCCCCACCGAACATGAGGAACAGCGCGAGCTGGTGCGCTGGTTCCGACAGACCTGGCCAGACGTGCGCATCTTTGCAATCCCGAATGGCGGGGCCAGGAGCAAAGCCACCGCTGGCCGCCTGAAGGCAGAAGGTGTGGCCTCTGGCGTGCCCGATCTGTTTGTGCCTGCCTGGAGCCTGTGGGTTGAGATGAAACGCAGCAAAGGCGGCAGCCTCAGTGCCGAGCAAAAAGACTGGATTGCATATCTCGAAAGTGTGGGATTCTGTTGTATAGTGGGGAAAGGTGCTGTTCATGCAAAAGAGCAAATCAGCGCTTTTTTCACCAACCACATAGGAAACACATGACCACGCGCATTTATGTCGTCACTGACACCGAGACCAACAAGCACCGCCTGATTCGTGCAGCCAACCAGGCCCAGGCCATCAAGTACGCAGCCCAGACCAGATTCGACATCGAGGTGGCTGGCCAGGACGATCTGGTGAGCCTGCTCACGCACGGCATTCCTGTCGAGCTGGCCACAGGCCAGGCGACTCTCGACATGTTCGAGGATGTGGTCACCAATGCTGGGGGCACTGACTGATGGCCGCCGCAGACGCCAAGACCAAGGATCGTTACATGACGATACGCATCCCAGCAGATGTTGAGCTGGCGCTGCGCCGCCAGGCTGAAAACGACACCAGGACGCTGGCCGCCCAGGTGCTGCACTACATCAAGCAGGGGCTGGCAGACGAGAGCAAGAAAGTGGCCTCATGAAGTGCCCTGTCTGCGGCACCTGGACGCTGGTGCAGGAAACTCGCCAGCGTGCAGAGAATACAAAGTACAGGCGATACGAATGTGCCAACATGCACCGCTTCACCACCTTGGAAACGGTGGCCAAGGTGATTGCTGCAAAAACTCCTAAAGACTAGGGTTTATCCCTAGTTGATTAGATTGTGGGGAATCGTGGTAAGATGCAGTCATCGCAACCAACCAGCAAGGAGCTGAACGTGAGCAGACTGATCGAAACCTACCGTAAGTGCCCATCGCCAAGCAACAGGGCCAAGCTGCAGGCCTACCTGCAAAAGCACATGATGGCCGTGTGCATGGCCACCGAACAAGAGATTGCCTTTCTGAAGGCCCATGAGTTCAAAATCTAAGGAGACCACCATGCAAGCCACACAACCTCAGCAACCATCTTGGCTGGCCATCAGGCCCAGCCTGCTCAATCCCAACTGGCGCTATGTTCCAGCAGCGTCCACCAACATCATGGATCGCTTTCGCGCAATGGGCTGGGTGCCACCTTCGGAGGCCAAGAAATGAAGAAGCTGCTCAACCTGGCGCTGGCCACTGCAATCGGTGTGGCAATGGCGATCCTGCTCATGGAGTGGATGGTCGGATGCGGAGAGACTTACATTGACTCCAAAGGCGTGAGCCACAAGCACGCTTGTCTGTTCTTAGGCCTGGACAAATGAACGATTGAGATTCGTTGCCATCAGTCTTCCTCAAGCCCAGACAAGAACAAAGCCTTCTCCGCTTCGCGGCGCTTTACAAGTCCTGGCAGCACCTTGCCGCCGCCCTTTGTCCAGGCCATGAGGGCCTCGGCAGCGCCTTCCCAATCGCTGCGATTGGCGCGCATCCGCATCTGGCTGCGTTGCAGATTGCCTAGCCCTGCGTTAAATGCAAAACTGACCAGAGCGTCAAAGCTGCCTTGACGGCCAGCACAGCCGGGAACAAGTCGTAGAACACCGCGTTCAAAAGACGCGACGTCCATAGAGAACAAGTCTTCAATTTCCTGCTTGGTCCAGACACGGTTGTCCTCCGGTTTCAGTGGGTAGTCCTTGCGGGCAATCTTGTCCTCAGACGCGGTCATCGGCAGTCTGATCTGCTCTTGGTACAGGACATGGCCGTAGCCGATGGTCCAGATGTGCGCCGGGCACAAGTAGGGGCGATTACGATACCCCTCGTACTTGTGCATCAGGTCTTCGCCAGCCTTGCTCAGTTTCATTCGTCTTCTCTCTCAAGACTTTCTTGGACCAACTGCTGCTTAACAAGCTCTAGCACGCCGATTACCGTGGACATGTACAGCGACTCGTCGTACCTGTGGATGACCTCTAAAAGCTCATCAACAAGACCATCAGCAAGTTTTCCTTGGCTCAAAATCACTTCTTGCTCCAGCCGCGAGACCCGAACCAGAAGCCGATGATGCCGCCCAGCATAGCCATCTCATCGGGGCTGAAGATGATGTCCGAGTACCGCAGAACATCGTCCAGGCTCTTGATCAT